TACGTGATTTTCTTTCACGCCCTCACTAAGAGGCTACAGGGGAATATTTAAAGAGCGCCTGTTACGCTCCGCGCTACAATCTTTAAAGAGCGTGCGCCAACGCTCCACAGTCGATCACCGAACGGAAGCAGAACTTAGTTAACGTTGCCGCCGCCCACGGTCCTTCCGGGGCTGTTAATGCGGTTTGTGAGTTTGTAGGTAAATGTCGTGGTGTTATCGCTTACGGCGGGGTGCCGGCCGCCGGCGAGCAGGCGGTTCCTCGTCGTGGTGGTCATCGCCACCACCAAACGCGCCAGTGATACCTCCGGTGATGGCGCCCAGAGGGCCGCCCGAAAGGAAGCCGCGCGCGGCGCCCCCCAAAGCGTTCATCGCCGTAGACCAAAAGTCCTCAGCGCGTGCGCCAACACGGCGCTTAATCAAAGCCCCAGTCGCGGCCTCCGCCACCCGTCCAAAGCGCTTAGAATTGAAGCTCTCCCCAGTCGGTTGAGGAGACAATGGGCTTGCCGAGGGTGTGATGGTCCGGTCACCTGCTGCCTGGAGCATGACTGGCTTGAGATCGGCCAGTACCGCACTAGCGGCATAGATGCGATCCATGGCTTGAGAGGACGGAAGCTGTACAGCGGTCTCTACACCCGCCGGTGCATTCTTATCCGCGATGTACTCACCATTCATCGCATAGTCTACCTCGAAGACTGTGCCAGGAGTGAGACCAAAGGCCGCCACCACAAGCAATGTTGTCTGGTCAGCATTGAGCTGGTCAGGGCTTGCCGACAATGCCGTAGCAGTATCGTTGGCGTTGGTCGCTGTGGGGCCGTATGGGGCAATGTAGTAACGTGTGGGAAAGGCGCTTCCGGCCTTCGGAAAACGGCGACCAGTGAATCCCGGCACGACGGGAACCATAAGTGCTCCATGCTGTCCCGGCGCAGGGAGGAAAGATGACGACATCATGAACTTTTCTGGACCATCAGGAGTGGCGAAGAAGGTCTTTGATCCTGATGTACGAACGGCTTCGGCCGAGACGTGGGATGCGCGACCTAGTCGCTCCAGAACAACAAAGTCCTGTTCAGACACCGGCACGTCTGCCTGGTCATAACGGACCTGAGCAAAGTAGATCTTGCCAGACGTCATGAACTGGCCAACAGGGAGACCCACCACCCGCACACGAATGCCCGCTGAGAGCACTCGGTATGCGGACGTCCAGGAGGCCAACTGGTACTGCATGTTACCGAAGTCGTCACCCCAGTCCACCCTGCCCTTGTAGAGCGTGCCACCATCGATGGTGCTACCATCTGTGTTGGAGGCGTCGTAGCACAATCCCGAGTGGATGTTACCAGGGTTATAATCATACACTGGAGCGCTTGACGTAGGCGGCCCGCCTGTATGCTCGAAGGTGAGACGCGGCACGTCATTGGCTGGTAGGTCCGGGTTTGCTTGGGAAAGCCGAGTGTGCATTGCCCAGAGCATTGAGGGGGTTGTATAATGGTTTTCCGGAACAGTATAGGTGCGGTTAGCCACCAACTTAAAAGTAGCCGTCGGCACAACTACCGTGTCCGGGAGACGCATCTCTCCTGGACCCCAGGGGTTAACCAAGGAGTCGACGTAGCCCTTGACGACCGTGTCGATGTTAGCAGACAATGCAGACGCCGACCCAAGATAATCACTAGGTGGGGCGGGAATGCCCACTAAGTCCTCAGTGCGCCTGAAAGCGGACGCTGAGGTTTTCTCATGAGTGGTCGGTTTTGAGACCCCTTTGGCGGACTCCATGCGAGGATCCCGATTGTGAGGATGGTGAGGAGTCTCCAAAGTAATGGTAGGAGGGCCAGAGCTCGAACGTTGCAGTTTCGACGATGGCCGGTCCGGAAATGGGATTCGGAAAGACGACGAATCATTCTTTTCGATACCCTCACTACTCGCCCTTAGGAAATCGCCAGATCTCTTTGTCTGGAGCGCGAAAAAGTAATTGCGGTCGCTCCCACCGCCCACGTGGACACCCACCAAGTGCCCGGACTGGAACACAGGACTGCCGCAGTCTCCAGAAAGAGAGTCGTTCGAATAAGCGATGACATGTTTGCCACACAGGCGAACTAGCTTGCGATCAGCAAAAGGTTTCGTGAGGGTCTGGCCGACGGCGACAACTGGGATTTTCGGTGCATGTCTGGGACGCCAGGATGACTTAAGCACTGGTGAGCCGGCAGCCACAGCGCCCACCCGCCAACACGGGCCGGACGGATCTGCGTTGACGCAAGGCAACGGCTGGTTACCCTTGCCGTAGTGGCGATACTTCACGTCGCCGAAGTGGATTTCCCGGGTCTTAAGCGAAGCAGGAAACCATATAACTGATTTCTGCTTACGCCATTCCTCTAGGGTAGCCTCTTCTGCGCCGACAAACCACGGCCAGTCAAGAGGTAGTTGGATTCGATCACCGTAGGTGAAAACGTTGGCTGTATACGTTCGCCTCGGTGAACGGGGGTAACGAATTTGGATAAGCCCCGTTGCTGTTAAATCAAAAGATTCTGCTCCGGGATGGTAGATTTCAGGATCAGCTTGAGAATGAGTGGTAGAGACGGAAGGTCATTGGTATTTTCAATGTGCGGAGGACCCTCCCCGCAGATCTACTACGTGTCGCCTCGCCTGAATAAGCGTGCGTTGTGGCCACGTCGCCACCGCCATTGTGCCCGGGCTGGCGATGCTATCGCGCCCACGAGTAGGGAGATCGAGCAGTAAGGCCGCAGCCTACTCGCGTCGCCGGCTTGCTTTGCCCCTCGCGCGCGGGGTCAATGCCGGCGAATCTGCCAGGCCAAGCTGTTGCAGAATCTCCGAAGCAGCGCGCTCCTCATCTGCAGTGCATGACCGCGCCAGATGCCCCTCCTTACCACACTTTCGGCATGTGCGGCGCGAGGGACAATCGGCGGCGTAATGCCCAGTCTCCCCGCACTTAAAGCAGGCGTCCTCCTCGGCAGAGAGGGCAACCCGTTTAACTGCGGAACGAGATGAGCCAAGAGAAAATACGTCATCCGTGGCGTCTCCGGATACGGCATTGTCCATAGCGGCGTCGTGCAACCTTAGCCGTTCCCGACGAGGGATTCGGGGCAGCGGTGGAGGCACTTCGGGTGCGCCAAAAGGGATGCCGTATATCTGGTAAGAGACCTTAAGAGAAGGTCTAAACACCACGTGTAACTCAGGAAGAATGGAGCCAACATAGAAGGGGTTGTCGAGAAACCACTGCCGCAACGCCAGGAGTTCCTCGACAGTCACTCCCATGACGGTGGAGAAATGAGCAATGACAGAATCATCATCCGCGTAATCACCATATGGAAACGGATCACGTGTGTCGTAGTGGCGGAACCACCACTCATCATTACGATGGATGTTGCGCGACAACAGAGGATACGCACTGAAGACGGACTGGCAGAACTCTCGAATAATAGGGGTACGTGAGTCGGTTACGTACAAGCCCGTTGCGACATTTACTAATGCCTGGGACGTGGACACGTTGCCGGCGCACGAAACGAGATGAATGTGGGCTAAAAACTCTGAAATGTCCTGAACGCTCTCAGGGGTATTGGAGCCTGAGAGGTAGATCCTGCCAAGAAAGCGGCAGGGAGAGTCACTATCGAAAACGCGATAAGTGACCTTCATCCCAAAACGCGCCGCTGTCGCTGGAAGATCCTGCCCAACAAAAGGGGTGATACCATCATCGCCGCCGAAGAGGCTGGCCTCGATGAATCTGATCGCTTCATCATGGTTGCAACTGTGCAGCCTATGGGACACGTACTGTACAAACGCCTGATCGAGGGTGTTGAAGAGAGCTGTCTCGTTTACCCCCGTGAATCTAGCACTCCCATAATCAAAGTGTAGACCACAGGTAGTCAATACGCGTTGCCATTCGGAGTCACTGAGCAATTTGTCGATCTCTCCGAGATGCTTAAGGAAGAGGCGGTAGAGGAACTCTCGGTTGAACCACAACCAGAACGGTCCCATCGACGCGTCGTACTTACTGAAGTCAGACTCCATCATCTGCGGAAATCTCAGACAGGTCTCATGGTAGCGTCGGGCGGTTGCGCCACTACCAAGGCCCCAAACCCACCAGACAAATTTCTGCATGTGGTCAGAGGCAGGAAGCATGAAGCGAGCAGCCTGATAAAGACGCTGTGGTGAGACGGTACAAATGTTGCGCGCTGGCTTTCCCGCGGTGACCGGCTCGCGCTTGGTGAACAAGCGCTTTAGGTCCAGGGGTAAGATGTCCATGATGGAGTCCACTGCCAGCCGGTTGGCTTTCTGACTGGGCCGGTCCATCTGCTCACAGATACGGTCATGGTCACACGGGAGCAATTCGGCATTGCAAACATAGTTGAGAAAGTCATGCGCGAAACGGCTGATTTCGGGATCTCCTGTGAAGGTGGATCGTGGTTCAACGATCCGACGGTTTATGGTGTCGCGTTCGGTGTCGGCGCTCACCATAGGGGCTGCTGCCCCAAATCCCTCCACGGCGTAGACGACGTTGCTCACGGGATGGATGCCCATGGGGCGCGCATCTTCCGGAGCCCCCCCGACAAACAGAGGGGCATTGTCTAGATCTGGACGCCCGACCGATGCGTCCAGGCCTGTGCGTGCCAGAGACATAGCAATGGCCACAGTTTCCTCGTCCTTGGTGGTACCAGACAAAGCCACAGAGATGATGCCATAGCCCTTCGTGGTAGCCAGGCGATATCGGGCTAGGGCAGCCCGGTAAGGCCCAGCCGGTAGGGTGCGCGTACTCGCGGCCCCCTTCCATCCTATTTCCACCTGGTCCGTTTTGGCATTGTACAAACATGCCGCATCAACCGACTCGAGGATTTGAGGCGCGGCTGGCCCTGACTCGAAGCTCGGAAAATGGTAAGTGATTCGACGGAGAAGAGGGGACTCAGTGGATTCAGGTGAGATACTAACACGCTGCCACAGCGGTCCTAGCCAACGCCGATGCGACTCAGCGACGTGGCCCAATACGATTGCCGAAGCTCCAGATGGAGCCGTAACGAGAAAATGGCCTGCCCCGACATAACGCCAAGACCAGAGATTGCGGCTGCCGCACAAACTCGGGAAGACGTAGGCGACGGTCCTTCCGCCGCCCATCAGGGATGAAACATACGACGCGTACCACTGAGGAAACAGTTTGGACAGAGCCCAGAAGGTTCCTGCAACAGCGCCAACGACGTACCCAGTGGTTGAAATCTTCCGCGTCTTGAAAAAGACCGCGGAGCCAAAAGCCGCGAGATAGGTCAATTCGTTACGGTTAGGGTGGTTTCGGATAAAGCGGCTCCGTTGCCGCTCATCCTATTCGCCTCCGCCTCGCCTGCATAAGCGTGCGGTGCCGGGCGACCGGCCGACAGTGTTTAAGGTATCCTGTCGTTCCTCATCGGAAAACCAGCGTCCCAAAGATCGTCTCAATGCGCAGTGGAAACGCTTGCCCGGGTGGCCATAAGGTCACCCGGGACTTGGGCCCCGCCTCGCCCAGAAATCGTGACTATCAACCAGGACCCATTAGACGCAATGGGCCATTTAGCCTCCCGGGTGGTTAGCCCTCCC